CAACCTTAACGGTTTCAACTTCAACCAGTCAGTCGTAGACACATCTGGTAAAGTAGTTCCTACATGGGGTGATGTTCTTAACAGAGCAAACCTTGGTATGGAAGTTATGCATGAAAGAAATGCACACAACTTCCCACTTGACTTAGCATCTGCTGAGACATCTGAGGTTGCACTTGTTGCTCCTAGCATCGGTTGATATAAACAGAAAATCTGTTATACTAAAGGGACTTTAACCAGTCCCTTTTTTATTGAGAACACCTATACACTAAATATTATTTTCTATAGAGTAAAGTTATCAAAGTTAATGAAGGACAGGAAAGCAGCAAAAAAATTATTAAAGCTTGCTAAAGAACATCCAAACTGGTATAGTAAAGAAGATGTTTTGTATGCGAAACACGTAAAAAAACTAACTAAAAAAGTAAAACCCAAACCTACCAACGAATAATTATGCACGGTAATCTGGAACCCGAAGAACATGTATTCGGTAAGAATTTCACAGTTTATTCTAAAGAGGGATGTCCCTATTGCGTTAAAGTTCAAAAAGTACTAGAGTTAGCAGGTTTAAATCATGTAGTATATAAACTTGATGATGACTTTAGTAAAGAAGCATTTTATGGACAGTTCGGTGAAGGATCAACATTTCCCCAAGTAGTGATAAACGGAACTAATCTTGGTGGATGTACCGACACAGTTAAATATCTCAAGGAGAAGGAACTAGTCTAATGTATAAAGAAGATTTTGAAACTGTATATGATATGATTGAACATGCCATTGAACTTGCGTTTGAGGGTAAGATGCAACTCAAGTTTTATGATTTTCTTAAGTATCGTAAAACAAAAAAGTATGAAGTAGATGCTTTTATCGAAAGTTCTACTGCACATGAAATATCTGATCAAGTATTAGAACTTGAGCAATATATTAAAGGAGGTGCTGATAACAATCATAAAATGTTACGTGAGGCATATGGCCACATACCCAAACCTAAAGCACGTAAGATCAGAGATTATTTGTATGGTATACTAGAAGATGCATGGAGGTATAGTCGTGACCGAAAACCAGGAAGACGAAAAAAAGACTCTAAATAAAGACAAACCTCTGGAGATAAACAGAGGAGTAGAACTATTACTTAGAAATAGGAGGAAGACTCAACCAAAACCTAAAACCTTTCAAATAAAATTCGGAAATTTAATTGCTCTTTGGAATAGAGAAATTATATTTCATTTTGATTTTTATTTGGACATCCGAAAAAAATAAAACTCTGGAGGAGTCCTATGTCAGAAACACTTGTAGTAACATTGACACTTACAACAGTTGTCACTATACTTGCATTATTAGTAGGAGGTATGATAGGATGGATGGCAAGACAACATTCATATGAAACAACTCCTCAAGTGGTATACACTCATCCAGAAATGTTTGATGCCAATGGACAATTAGTTCCCGATGAAATTTTAGCCCTAAGAATTGAAACTCATGACAGCACAGACGAAGACACCAGCGAAGAGGACTAGGAAACCTAAAGTAAAACAAAAGTTACCACCTAATCCTTTTATGAATGAGATTCTAAATCTCGTTAATGAACAAACTACAACAGCAAAAAAGATTTCTATACTCAAAGAATATGAAACTGATGCTTTGAAATCTTTATTGATATGGAATTTTGATCCTACTGCGATAACAGTATTGCCAGCAGGAGATGTTCCATTTAAACCAAATGAAAATCCATTAGGTACAGATCATTCATCATTACGTAGAGAGTGGAAGAACTTTTATCTATTTGTTAAAGGTGGTAATGATACCTTATCTCCTATTCGAAGAGAAAGTATTTTCATTCAGTTATTAGAAGGTCTTCATCCAGATGAGGCAAAGATTGTATGTTTAGTTAAAGATAAGAAGTTGACTGATGAGTATAAGGTTACTAAAGAGATGGTTGCAGAGGCATATCCTGATATAGTATGGGGAGGTAGATCCTAATGTCCTTAACCGTTATTCATGAAAAATGTGAAAAGCAAGCAGCACAAGATAAGAGTCTACCTAAGAATGCTTATATCGTAACTTATGTTTCTGAAGATAAGATGGTGTATGACATAGTGATGGCGGATAGTAAGGTAGATATATTTGATGAATATTGGGACAAATATAAAGAAGGTCTTCAAAATATTGATTATACTCATGGGCAAGTGAGACCTAGTATGTGGCCATTAGGATCTTCAAATGGAAAGGGTAAAAAAGTAACTAAGAAACCAAGGAAAAGAGAAAATGGATAATGAAGAACTGAGAAAACAAGTAGATTCTCTTATTAGAGATGAAATACAGGAGGTAATCAATGAGTATGTTGATACCCAAGATGAAAGTGCTAAAACAGGACTTGGTTTTGTAAAATCAGATGATGAGAAAGAATTGAAGGTAAACATAGCAAAGAAAGAAGTAGATAAACTTATTAAAGAGTATAAGAAGATTAAGAAAAGTCAGAGATCCAATATAGGACAAGTAAAGAAGATGGGTTTGGTTGATAAATATGGAAAACCTTTAAAATGAGTGAAAAGATTGACACGCAAGGGATGAGTGGAGAAGCAACTGAGGGATGTACTGATAATGTATATCCTAAAGATGCTAATGGCAATCCCATCTATCCCCCATTCAATCCACCAGAACTGCCTATCTTTGATGCTAAAGAGAGGAAAGAGTTGAAAGAGATTATGTTAGAGGCAATGATAGAGTATCATAGTATACCCAAATATCCACCTTATAGAATACAAGAATGAAATTAGGAGTCATGTGTTCTGGTAACGGAACGAACTTCGAAAACATACTTAGAACATGTAATAAAGATGAGGTTGTCTTGATGATAACCAACAAGAGAAATTGTGGTGCAGTTACTAGAGCAAAAAAATTTGGTATTCCTTGTGCGTACAGTAAAAATGAGAGTTGGATAATTAATGAATTCAAATGGGCAGGAGTAGATCTTATAGTTCTTGCTGGATATATGAGAATTATTTCTCCTACGTTTGTAGAGTCTTTTCCTAATAGAATTATTAATATTCATCCCTCTTTACTTCCAAAGTATAAGGGATTACATGCAATAGAACAGGCACTGGATAGTGGTGATGATGTTACAGGAGTTACTGTACATTATGTGAACAATGAGTTGGATGGTGGAGAAATAATACTGCAGAGAGAAGTACCTATTCTTCCTGATGATGATATTAATTCTTTAACTAAATCAATTCAACGATTAGAGTATTCTATTTTACCAGAGGCAATTAAACATGTTAAGCAAAGAGTACCGACTCAGGTTTGTTGAAATTGCATGTAGAATTAGATTAGGTAGGGAGGTTTGCTTATCTGACATGGTGTGGTATAATAAGTTACTAGGACATAATAAACAAGCACGAGGTATACATGAGAGATTCACTTATCAAGGCACTTCTAGCCCATGCTCACGGAGATATTGCAAAGCATAAAGCAAATGTAGAGGTGTATTTAACTAATCCTGCTGGTATTGGTGAACATTCTAATATTGTAGAAGCAATCGAAGAAGAAATTAATATGATTGCTAAGTACCAAGATCAGATAGAAGTCATCAATAAATATTTTAAGTAGCACGTGTTACAAAACTACTTGACTATATAATATACATGTGTTAGTATTAACACAATCGTTCACCCTGATACATTCAGGGCGCAAGTAAGCCGACTCGGAACGAAATCGTTCATCCCCCTTCGACTGGGGACGTAAAAGTTGACTAAAGGAACGGATTAAAACCCTACTACTTTGGAGAAACCCAATGGCACAAGTCACATACAGAGGTGTCGAGTATGACACCGCAGAGTACAACAAAAAAGTACTCGATGAAGCAGCTCAGCACAGAAACCATGATCTAATGTATCGTGGAATCAAGGTAGAACGCAAGTTCGCATCTAAGAGTTGAGTATAAACTTACTTGATTGAGAAGGGGGGTTTACATACCCCCTTTTTTCATATATAATTGAATTAGTTTAATACTATCATGGAAAAGGATAAACTAAAACTAATTGTTCAAAACTTAGAATTATTAGTTGATGCTCTTAAAGCGGAAGTATTTTCTGATGTTGACTCTTATAGACAAAGAGTAATGGAAGATCCTCATGCTTTTTCTTCACCCCCAGTAGATTATGATGAAGTTTTTGAAGATGATGATGATTGATTATGAGTAAAGATATTAATTTAATCAGTGTCACTCCTGATGCTGAAAAACACATGGCATACGTTGCTCGTGTTTCTAACCCTAAGAACCAAGATAACGATAACTTTGCTGGTCTTCTTAAGTATTGCATCAAGCACGGTCACTGGAGTGTCTTTGAACAGGCATACATGACCATTGAGATCAATACTACAAGAGGAATTGCTGCACAGATATTAAGACATAGAAGTTTTACTTATCAAGAGTTTTCTCAACGGTATGCAGATAGTAATCTTCTAGGTGAAATAGAATTGCCAGAACTTCGTAGACAAGATAGTAAGAACAGACAGAATAGTATTGATGATTTAGATCCAGAGATGGTTGATAAGTTTAATAGGCAGATGAATACTCTGTTTAGTTCTGCCTTTGGTTTATATAATCAGATGTTAAAGGCAGGAGTAGCAAAAGAATGTGCAAGGTTTGTTCTTCCTCTTGCTACACCAACACGAATCTATATGACTGGTTCATGTCGTTCATGGATACATTATATTAATTTGCGTTCTGCACATGGAACACAGAAAGAACATATGGATATTGCTAACGAGTGTAAGAGACTATTTACCGAACAGTTTCCTGCAGTCTCAGAGTCCCTTGATTGGGCTAAATAGTTACCCTTAATTTTAAAGTATGCCAACATATCCTGTGAAAAACCTCAAGACTGGAGAGACTCAAACCCTTTCCATGACCATGAGTAATTATGAAAAATGGAGAGAAGAAAATCCTGACTGGGATAAAGATTGGAGTCAAGGATGTGCTGGAGTGGGAGAAGTTGGAGAGTGGCAAGAGAAATTGGTAAGAAAAAATCCAGGATGGAATGAAGTCCTGCGTAAAGCATCTAAAGCACCAGGTGCCAAAGTAAAACCATTCTCTTAAGTATATGCCACGTAAAAAGAAAACAGATTTACAACCAATTGGTGTTGGTTTAACAGCCAAGCAAATGAAAAGAAAAAAACCAATTAATACGGATAAATTAAGGGACATAGAACCCTTAACTGACAATCAGAAAAGATTGTATGATTCATACAGTCAGAATAGACATCTTGTTGCTTATGGATGTGCTGGTACTGGTAAAACTTTTATCACTCTTTACAATGCTTTGAATGATGTGTTAGATACTTCTACACCTTATGAAAAGATTTATATTGTAAGATCACTTGTATCTACAAGGGAGATTGGATTCTTGCCTGGTGATCACGAGGACAAGTCAACTCTTTATCAGATTCCATATAAGAATATGGTAAAGTATATGTTTGAGATGCCTACTGAAGCAGACTTTGAGATGCTTTATGGTAACTTGAAAGCTCAGGGAACTATTAGTTTCTGGAGTACATCCTTTATAAGAGGAACCACATTTGATAATGCTATCATTATTGTGGATGAGTTCCAGAACCTCAACTTCCATGAACTTGATTCTATCATCACTCGTGTGGGACAGAATACAAAGATTATGTTCTGTGGTGATGCCGTTCAGAGTGATCTAGTTAAAACGAATGAACGCAATGGTATTCATGACTTCATGAAGATATTGCAAATTATGCCATCCTTTGATATAATAGAGTTTGGAGTAGATGATATCGTCAGATCAGGTTTCTGTAGAGAGTACATCTTATCAAAAATGCAACTAAATTTATGACCTTTGATCATGTTGATTTGAATCTTTCTCCTTTGGAGAGAGAAACTATAGATGGTGTTCGTTATTATTCTGTTC